AATCATCTTTTGCGGAGACTTTAGGCAAACCGATCTTAACAAGAAGCATGACATGTCTGGCCTCAAGAAGTTTATGAGTATCGCTAAAATGATGCCATCCTTCAAACTTATCGAATTTAGTGTGAACGATATTGTTAGAAGCGAGATTGTAAAGCAATACATTTTAGCACGACTTCAGTATGAGGAGACACACGCCCAAGGTTAAGATTATTTTTTTCAACGAGCGCACAGAATGATCTAACTTAACCGTCCTTGATGAATTCAAGACGACACACTTTTAAGAATTCTGATGTATTGACAATACGAAGCGCAACTTGTAAAATATGGGTTTGCAATAAGGAAATGCATGAAACAGTTTCGTTATGAATCCAATCTGCCTGTAATACCTAAACTTCAGCAAGTAACTGATTCAGCGACAGGCAAGAGGCATTATGTGACACCCGAAGGAAACCGGTATCCTTCCGTCACAACGATCTTGCAGGAGTATCGTAAAGACGAACTCCTTGAATGGCGAAAGCGAGTGGGCGCTAAGCAGGCAGATTGGATTGCGAGACAAGCAGCGAGTCGAGGGACTCGATTCCATACTTTATGTGAAAGGTTTTTGAAAAACGAAGAACCTTTTGATCAAAAAACTTCTCTGTTTGACAAAGCACTATTCAACGAAACCAAGCACCTGTTGCATGATATAAACAATATACATGTTCAGGAGCAACGTCTTTTTTCCAATCACCTTCGTCTTGCAGGCACAGTTGACTGTATAGCAGAACATGAAGGTCGATTAAGTGTCATTGATTTTAAATCATCAACAAGGAGAAAAGTTAAAGATCATATCGAGAACTATTTAATGCAATGTACCGCTTATGCTATAATGTATGAAGAATTGTGCTACATTCCAATACAGAAGATTGTTCTGATCGTAGCATGTGAAAGCGAAGAACCACAATTGTTCGTTGAGAAACGAGACAATTATGTCAAACAACTTTTATACTATCGAGATTTACATGAAAAAGCTAATCCTAAGTACCTTGATGATGTTTTCGCTAGCAGCACAGGCGCAAACAACTCCTAAATATGTTGATGTTCCTACAACTGTACAATGTGCAGACACTTCTGACTTGATCAAATATCTGCAAGAAACACATAAAGAGTTTCCTGTCATGGTTGGTGTAGTCGAGAAGCTTCTACTGATCGTATGGAAACATACCCAAACGGGAGATTTTTCTGTTACCCTTAGTTCAACTGACGGATCGATGTCTTGTATGGTAGTTGTAGGAACCAAACTTCGAACCGTAAATGAAAAGGGACTGTAATGCAAAACCTGTCAGACTACATTAAAGTTTACGACGATATCATCTCTCGCGAAGATTGTGATAAAATGATTGCTAAATACGAAAAAGCAGTCGAGCATGAGCGACTACAAAGTGAAATCTACCAGTTCGAGCAACTAAACATTGCAAGCAATGACAACTGGAAAGAAGAGTCGGAGATGGTGTCAAACCTATCTTACTCGGGTGCTGTGGCGTATTTCAACGAACTGAATTTGCCCGTGGTTCCACAACTACAGGGCTTTGAAGAAATTCGTATCAAGAAGTATCGTCCTAACGAGAATGACAGGTTCGATGTCCATGTAGATGTGGGTGATTATCGTTCGGCAAAACGCTTTCTAGTAATCTTTGCTTATCTGAATGATGTTGAAGAAGGAGGTGAAACAGAATTTCCAACGTTAGGTATCTCAGTTAAACCTAAAGCTGGCAGAGTTTTGATCTTTCCGCCCATGTGGATGTTTCCTCACGCAGGAAAGGCACCTGTTTCAGGTAACAAGTACATCATGGGCACATACTTGCATTACGTGTGAATATAAATAAATTAATGATCGTTTGAAGTTGACTGAAAAGTGTTCTGGACGCGGCTCTCGGATGCCGCCACCTCCACCAAAAACGTATCAACCACCTGGTGCGTTTCTGATGGGGGTGAAAGGTTTCGACAGGGCAATGAGTAGGGAGATGGACGATTCGGCAATGCGAAAGCCGTTAGGATTGGGACTTCCCGGTCGAAGAAGCAAACGAAGTAAATGCAAACGATGAGCGTTTCTTGATGGCAGCTTAAATTGCCATCGGAGTTTTGTCAGTTGAACTTAGCAACAGAATCAACTGACTCTATTAAAACAATATCTAGAGGTAAATATGCCAGAACCTGGATTTTTAACAGCTAAGATTATGGCGGGTGTGGGTGGACTCATTGGTGGTATGACATTAATGGCGTTCATGAAACCAAAAACAATCTTAGATGCTACTCTCCGGGGCGGCGTTTCAACAGGAACTGGGATAATCTTTGCCGGTCCTATTCTAGAGTGGTTCGAAATGACTCCATCATTGCAAATGATTTTAATGTTTGCATTCATCATTGGATTTTTATCATGGGGAACCTTATCACTGATCGCACAGATTTTTATAAATGCACAAAAGAAGGAACAGGACCTTCTAGATGTTGTCAATAAGAGTCGATCAGGAAACAACAATGAGAAATAATGACTCTACTGCGATTAATCTTCATCACCGTTTTGGGGTATTTCTTTTACGCAAACTTCAATAAACTAGTCGAAATAAAGTTTGAGGAAGTCAAAGAAGATAAACCTGCAAACTACATTACTATGGCACAACGTGAAAAGGAGCTTGACTGTTTAGCTAAAAACATTTACTATGAGGCGGGAAATGAACCGTTTGAGGGAAAGGTTGCAGTTGCACTCGTAACTCTCAATCGCGTTAAGTCACAGCACTTTCCAAAAGATATCTGTGCAGTTGTATATCAACAAAATATTATCTATAATAAGGTAATATGTCAATTTAGTTGGTATTGTGATTCAAAGGCAAAAGTAAGACCCATACACACTGAGAGCTATAACGAATCAGTCAGAGTAGCAAAGAAGGTCTTGCTTGAAGGTTTTAAACTTGAAATAATTTCTGAGGACGTACTTTTTTACCATGCAAACTACATCTCCCCAAAGTGGAAACGAACCCGAGTCACCCAAATTGGAAAACACATCTTCTACAAAGGTTGATTGGTTGAACAGATTTTCAAACATCAAGTCTTATATCGGACATTTCGTTGACAAAAAGCTTAGACCCAGCACAGCAGAATCGATTGGATGGGTCGGTCTAGTCCTACTACACTCTGCTTTAATTCCAACCTATCTTGCTGTAATGTCCGGATTGTCTGATAAAATGCCACCACTTGATCTTGTTCTATTCATCTGGGGTGCAATGATCACCTTTTTCATTCGCGCCGCTATTCTTAAAGATACAGTAAACATTCTTACTATTGGTGTAGGATTCATTGTGAACTCTATCTTCCTTGCTCTCATTCTGTTTAAGTAATATGCAACAAACAACTGATCAATTTATCATCACAAAAAAGTTCAATAACGCCAACGAGTTCTCTCTCTACATTGAAGAAACAGTTTCCGAAAAGAAACTTTCTTACATGGAAGCAATCATCACGTATTGCGAAGAAGCTGACATTGATGTAGAATCAATCAAGTCGCTGGTGAATAAGTCTCTCAAAGAGAAGATTCAATGTGAAGCGGAAGAACTAAACTATTTCAAACGTAAATCTGGCAAACTACCTCTATGATCGCAATGGATGCCTTTCAGGCCTATCGTTATTACCTTGCCCTTAAACTACACTTCACGACTGACTCTTATGATGTCATCAAGCACAAAGGTCGTGTCAAAGCATCGCGTGACAAGTTTCAGAAACAAGAACTGATGTATCGACGCATCGCCAAAGAATACGGTGATGATGATCTGGTAAACTTTCTGGTTGCGAACTTTGTCGCCGGGGATCGTTGGGGTGGGGTGTTTGACTCAAGGTCACAGGAAACTTTCCAGCAATGGAAGAAGCGTATGGAGTCACTATCTTACATCTTCAAAAAAGACATGTCTCATATCATGACCGAGATGAACATGGATACTTTTGATGAAAGTTTACTATTCCATTGTCAAACCCATGAACATCCATATATAATTAGAGCTTACATGAGCAAATCGATTTCTTTAGAAACGCTTGTGATTCTGAACAAACTATTTAAGTTTTGTGACAAGTTTGACTTGGAGATTGATGAAAAGTTTGTATGGCCTGACATCTCACGACTGATTCGAAAATATAGTCCTTTTGTAAAAATTGATAAGGAAAAGTATAATGCAATCTTACGAGGACTTTGATCCAGAAGTTGTCACTAAAAAGCTATACAACCTTGAACGTGAAATGATTGACTTGCATGAACGATATTTGACTATGGCTGAAACAGTTAAGACGATGCAACACTACATGGTAAAAATGGCGCAACAACAAGCAACCATTGCAACACAACTTTCTTATTGGCCCTACATTGCTGTAGAAAAACAATCTAAATCTAAAAAGGATAAGGAGTAAGGATTTTAAAATGGGTGATACCTATCGCCGTCAGAATGACGACTATGCTGAAAAACGCATCAAGAAAGTAAAAAAAGATAAACGGATTGTTGACAAATATCGTCGGGTCATACATAATTACGATTCCTCTGATGATGCATTTGATGAATATCTTGAGTATGAGTTTAAACAAAACAAAACCAAAACACGTTAATACATCGCAACACACTTTTTATACGGAGTAAACTATGTCATTTCAATCTCTTGCTGACCTTAAAAAATCTCGCGGCGGTTTCGACAAACTCATGAAGGAAGTCGAAAAGATCAACACCCCCGCAAATTCCCAAGAAGATACGCGCTTTTGGCAACCTGAAGTAGATAAGGTTGGCAATGGTTATGCGGTCATTCGTTTCTTGCCTCCTCCACAGGGTGAGGATCTTCCCTGGGTTCGTATTTGGAATCACGGGTTCAAAGGTCCCAGCGGCAAATGGTATATCGAAGATTCATTGACTACGATTGGATTGCCTGATCCTGTCAGTGATATGAATACCAAGTTGTGGAACAGCGGCAATGAAGCTGACAAGGATCTGGTTCGTGAGCGCAAGCGTAA